ATGATCTCGGTTCCGGCCGGATCGACGCGCAATTCTTGAACTGCGCCTACGTAAAAGCCGTACCTGAGTCCGACGGTTGCCGCGGGAAGCGTGAAAGTAACCGTTCCGGCGGCGCCCTTTGTGCTGAATTTCTTACCGTTTTCGGCCACCGTGAGCGTACGCGCGGCGGCCGTCTGCACGACGATCTCGCGCAACCCGCGGCCGGCGACGGTCGAGGCGTGCGCGACGGCGCGCGGCTCGAACACGTTGGCGGCGAACCCTCGGGCGAACCCTACGGCCACGCCGACGATCGCCAGTATCAGAGCTTTGATGAGCAACATTTGATATCCCCTTTGATGCTGAGCGGGTTAGCCGTGCGCCCCGACTATCGAGGCGCCGGCCAGGGCGTAGGGCGGATTACGCCGTGAGGTCGATCTCGACGATCGCGTTTGGCTTGAGGATTCCGAACGCCGCGCGGAGCTCGGCCAGGATGGCGACGAGGTTTCGGATGAAGAAGTCGGAATGAGAATCGGAAACCGACACGGCCGCATCTTCGCGATCCCAAAGGACGCACGTTGAAAAGTCGCCGACGAGGCCGATTCCCTGGGTGACGGCCTCAGATTCGATCACGGGCAGACCCCAAAGTCGCGGCGTTCCCATCTCCATCGGCCCGCCAAAGTAGTAGCGGTTTTCCGCATCCTGCAACAGGTCGATCGACTCCCAATCGATCGGGTTGAGGATGTACGCGTTTGGCCGACGGCGCCCCACCGTGAGCACCTTTCGGCGCGCGATGCGGGTCGTTTTGAGCAGGCTCGTGTCATACGCCTGGGCCTGAGTGCCCGACGTTTCGAGGATGCCGGTGAAGTTTTCGCCGACGCCGTCGCCGGTAACGATCTGGTCCTCGAGCTCTTCCTCGAGGCCGTACCGGAGAAACGCGTCGATCAATCCGCGGAGTTGCGACGCGTCCGAAAGAGCCCGCTTAGTAGCAGGGATCCAGTGCGCGATCGTCTTGACGTTCGTCGACACGCGCTCGAACGTCATGCCCGATTCGGGCTTTACACCCGAACCGCCCGACGCCGCGGTCGCCTCGGCAACGGGTGCCGCGCTGTTCGTTTCGCCGGTGATCCGCACGTACTCGACGACGTCGCTTTCGGTTTGCAGATTCGTGATCACGTCCCGAATTCCGAGCGGTCGACGGCCGAGCTCGGTAACGCCGGGATAGACGGCGTTCGTAACGAGCGCGCCGCCCGACGTCGACGACAGACCGGTTATCAGGTCCGCGCGCCGTGAGAACTCCGAGAGCCCCTTAAAGCCGAGCGGCGGCGACTGAATGCGCGCCTTATCGCTCACCTGGCCGGTCGGCGCCACCATCGCGAGCCATTCTTTGAACGTCGGGTTTTCGACGAACCGCTGGCCCAGGGAGAGCGCGCTACCACCGCCGCGAGCACCTGGCGCGCCGGCGCCGTCGTTCTGTGCGGCCCTCGGCGCGTCGCCGTCGCGAGATTCGAACCGTGACGACTGGCGAGCCTCGAGCGCGGCGCGTTCGACGGCGAACGTTTCGGCGGCCTTTGCCTCGAGCGCCGAGCTCGTCATCGCCTTGCGGAGCTCGTCGATATGCGCCGCCGCGTCCGGCGTCGGCAAGTTGTCGTCGTTGTATTTGAGCATTTCCGCCGAATAGGCATCCTCGGCGGCCTTTGCTGCGTGTCGCAGTTGTTCGACCTTTGTCGCCATTTTTCGTTAACCCCTTGCCTCTTCGGCGTGTGCCTGTAGTTCCCGCCATCGGAGCAACGCGAGCCGCTTACGGCCGGCGTCCTCTTCGGCGAGGCGTTCGTTAGCTTCGGCCTCGGCCGCCGCCTCGTCGGTCCCGGCCTTGCCGGGTGTAATCGACACGCTTCGGGCGATTGCCTGCTCGAGCGTGTAAATCCCATCGATCATTCCGAGAGACTTCGCGCGCTTCGCGGTCAAAACGCGCCCCTGGCCGTACCCGTTCCGCACGGTCGCCTCGGTTACGCCGCGCCCTCGAGCAACGGCCTTAACGAACCGGTCGTAATCGTCGTCGACGATCTCTTGCAAGTGCTGGGTCGCCTCGTCGCCGAGCGGTTCGAATTGGTTAGCTTCGGTTTTGTACTTGCCGGCCTGAATGTACGTAACGGCAATCCCGGCATCTTCGGCGGCCTTGCTCACGTCTTGGTGCATGATGTAAACGCCGATGCTCCCGACGATCGCCGACGGCGTCGCGTAGATGGCATCGGCGGCCGACGCTATCCAATAGGCGGCCGAGCACGCCTGATCGTTCGCGAGCGCGACGATCGGCTTTTTCCCTCGAGCTTTGTAAATCTCGTCGGCGAGCTCGCCTGTACCGGCGACCTGGCCGCCAGGCGAATCGATATCGAGCACGATCGCCCGGACCGACTCGTCGGCGACTAGCGCCTGAATCTCGGCGCCGATCGCCTCAGTCGTCGCGCCGCCGAAAAGCATGGTCCAGAGCGACGCATGATGCTCGATGGTTCCGCGGATCTGCACGACTGCCACGGCGCCGCGCGACGACGGCCGCGGTTGCGCCTGGGATTGCAACGCCGCGAGCGACTCGGGTAACGCCTGAATCTTGATCGACGCGCTGGCGATCATCGCGTCAAGCGCGCGTTGTTCCATAGCCCATGACTGAGCCATAGCGAGCCGAGTAACAAAATCCATAAGCCGCAATTTGCGGCGCGTTCGAACCTAGCGATTTGCTGGCGCCTCGACGCCGAACGCCTGGCCATCGATCTCGCCGACGGGCGCCATGTTGACGGGCGCGAGCAGCACGTCGCCGTCCGGGTGTTTGGGCATATTGAGGTCGCGCCGGATCTCGTTCGTCGTCATAAACCGCCCCCACCCGAGAACGTGCGCTTGCATCTGCTGCAGAATGTCGCCGCGTAGCAACCCGCCCGGGTCGAATTCGCAATAGCGGCCGGTGAGCTCGCGCACGAGCAGATCGTCGTCGATCGCCTGGCGAATCCGCGTCGTGTGTGCGTTGAGCGTGTATGTCACGAGGCCGCGGCCCTGTTCGGCAATGCCCGATCCCCAGGATGTAGAGCTATCGACGAGGCCGAGCGCGTGCGGCGGAATGCCGAGCAACGTCGCGATCTCGCCGGCCTGGTAGCGCCGTAGCGCTTGCATCTGCACCTTGTCGAGATCCTGGCTCGTCTGTTGGAACTTCGCGCCGCCGCCGAGCACGGCGATTTTGTGCGCGTTTCGCGTGCCGGCGTTGAGCGCCGCCCATCTGGCCGCGATAGCCTCGGCCTGTTGACCGGTAAGCACGGCGTCGGTAGTAATGATCCCGGGCGGGATTCCGCCGTTCGCGAACTGGCGCGCCGCGTACTCTTCGGCCGAGAGCCCGAGCGCGAGCGCCTGGGCGGCCAGCTTCACAATGTCATAGCCGACCATCCCGTCGCCCCAATTGGGGATATGAATGATCTCGCCGCCCTGCTTGTAATCAATCATCGGGAATTCGTCGTCGACGAGGTAGACCTTAACGCCGCCCTCGGTCCGGCCGACTTGCACGCGCCGGCGCGCGATGTGCCAGATAGCGACCGGCAACCCGATATCGTCTTTCACCACGAAAATAAAGGCGTTCCCGCGGACCTCGTCGGCAACGATTCGCTCCCAAAAGCTAACCCGCGTCATTTCGTTGTTAGGTCGGGACCATAGGTAGGCGAGCTCTTTCGGCTTGATTCGGCGCGCCTCTGATTCGGGATCGTCGGCATCCTCTTCGTATAGGTGCAACGGCAACCCGGCGATCGACGAGGCTATCAGGTTTACGCCGCGATAGAACGTCGCCAGGGTGAGCGCGGTATTCTCGTCGACGGTCGCGCCGGTGACGGTCGGGTTACTCCACGGCCACGCCGCCCAGGTCGCGGGCTTAAGCGCCGGGTTACTCCCTGAGCGGCGGATCCTGCGAATCGTCGTCGTTAGTACCGGCATCGTTCGATCCCATATAGAAATTCGCGACGACGACGAGCACGAGGCCGGCCGCAACTATCGCCGCCCCCATACTAACGAGGCCCAGGCCGTAAACGATTAGGATTGCGCCGGCGGCCTCGAGCGCCAGGCGCCGACGTTCGCGCGTTTCGTTGATCGCGTCGACGAGCGTTTGCAGGACCGGGCGCCGTGTTCGTTTCATTCGTCATCCTCTTCGGGTATCCATATCCCATGCCATGGTTCCGCCGCTGGTGCTACCGCGCGCATCTCGCCAATGAGCATTACGAGCGCGATCGCGAAGTCGATTTTCCGGCCTTTGCCCCAACGATCCTTTGTGAGCCGCACGGCGCCGCGCGAAACCGCCGTCGCCCTGGCCGCCTTGATATGGCGCGCCATCGCCGGCGTACCATCGTGCGCGAGCGTGCCGTCGATAATCGCCTCGTATGTCGCCTGAGTCGCCGGCGCCATGCGCGCGTCACTCTGCGGAATCTCGGAAACCGGCAACCCTCGAGCGCGAAGATCGTCCGCAACCCACGCGATAAACATCGGGTCGTATGCCAGGGTGACGATCGGGTATCGCTCGGCCAGGTTCGCTATCGTGGCTTTAACGTCGCTCATAGGCACGCGCCAGGAAAGGATCGGCAACCCATCCGAACCGATCGGCCGCTCCCAAAACCATGCCTTAATCACGATGCGCCGCGGCAACGGCTCGCCGTCGAACGTCGGTCCGTACACGTCTTGAAACTGGCCGGCGACGACGACGGTCGAGTCGCTTTTCGTCGACGCGTCCCAGGCGAGCCACGTATCGACGCCGTCGAGCAACGTCGCGCCAGGTAGGTAGCACGCCTCCCACGCGCCCTCTTCGAGCCAGTTGTTAATTACGTCCTGCGGCTGATTCAAGTAGTAGCGCCGCATTTCGGACTCGGTCCGCTTGTTGAGCTCGCCGAGGTAGAAAATCTCTTTGACCGTATGGTTGTAACTCGGGTTGCATCCCGGGTCGGCCCAGGTTTCCGGCGACCGATGGTTAGCCCCGACAGGCGCCATCCACCATCTGAAAAAGAACGTCGGATCGTCGAGCTCGCCCGTTTCGATACGCCGGCCGACGCGGTAGAGCAGTAGCCACGGCGGCACCTCGTCGTCGTCGACCTCGTCGCCAACGTCCTCGCCGGCAGTCGTGATACAGACGTGCAACGGCTCTTCGCGCGTCGCGAGCGCGCCCGAGATCATGCCGTGCATTTTCCGCTGGTTGTGCGTGAGCCATTCATGTAATTCGTCGGCCAGGCCGACGCCCAAGCCGGCGCCGTCGAACTTGCCGCCGTTCGCGGGTATCCGCTTGATCCACGAGCCCGATTCGCCTGGCACCTGAATCACGCGCGCGAAGCATTGCGCCCGCCCGCGTAGCGGTGACGACTCGTGTTCGATCATCGTCGACGCCGCGCCGAAAACGTAATCCGCCTGAGTTTCGGCGGCCGCGACGACGGCGATCTTAGGGTCGGGCTCGCCGGCGCCGAGCAGGAAATAGTCGGCGAGCGCCGCGACGAGCTCCGTCTTGCCCTGCTTTTTCGGTATGCCGATCATGGCCGTGCGAAAGCGCCGCCTGAGCCGCCCGAGCTCGGGATCGTAGACGAGCTCGAACAAGTCGAGTAGCAATTGCTTTTGCCACGGCAACAGGCGGAACGGCCGGCCGAGCCATCGGTCGCGGCTGAATATGCAATTTTTCTCGATCCACCTGATTACCTTTTCGCCGTCGGTTTCGAACTTTTCGAGGCGCCCGTCGGGTAGCTGGCGAAACGGTCCGTAAGGCGTGATCGGCCACGGCCGCGGCCGCAACCTGGGCAAATGTTCGAACCGCGCCAGGGTTGGCAATTCGACGTTAACCACCTACCACGCCTCGAGCGGCGTATCGGCGCGCACGTATAGCGGGTGCTTAGGCGAGCCGTCGGCGTTATGGCCGAGCACCTTTGCCGAGTCCCAGGGAATTCGCAGGCCGTGACTGAGCGACGGCAATTTCGCGTGCTTATGCGCGCCCCAGGCCAACACGAGAATATCGGCCAGGTTCGCTAGCCGCTCGAGCTCGCCGCGGTTCGTTTGAATGTGTACCCGGTTCGGCCACTCGGTAAGAATCGCCGCGGGGTTCGCACTTCGAACCGGCGAAAGGTTCACGACGTCGAGGCCGCCGGCGCCCCAATCCCGGGCGAATCGTATGCATCGGCGAATCGTCGGATCGTCGACTTCGGCGTCGGCCGTGCTCGGGTTGAGCATGACGAAACACACACGGCCGCCGGCCGGATCCCATTCGCGCGCCAGGTTGTAACGGTATCGCCCGCAGTAGCTTACCCACGCCGAACCCCTCATAACCGGTGTCCCCTCGACTCGATCACTGTCACGCCGTCCGGCAATTCGTACTCTTCGGGCTCGTCGTCGTCGGGTTCAAACCCATCGTTCATATCCTCGAGCTCGCGCGATATCTTGCCCGCTTGCAACCCGAACAACAGGCGCCCACGCGTCGTCAATCCGATCTCGCGCTCGAGTTTCGATAGCGCGCCCTCGAGCTTTAGCCAGTTGTCGAACGCCGGCGACGCGACGGCCTGGCCTTTCGAACCCTTCGCGATGCGCCGGCGCCGATATGCGTTCCTGGCGCGGATCCATTCGTCGTACATCGCGAAGTAGCGATAGACGATTCCGCGGCCCTCGTTTCGGCGGTCGACGAGGCGCGATAGATCCGACTTCCAAAACTCCGCCCAGGCGGTCCGCGTCTGCACGAGCAACCCGTCGGGCGTCGGCGGGATCGGCAACATATCGACGACGTTCGCCGGCGGGATCTCCGGGTGCGGCGTGTTCGGCCGGCCGCGCCCGGACCGATGGCCGACGAGTTGCGCCGCGGGTTTTCGAGGTTGGTTAGCCATGCGTTCTATTTTGCCCCCGCGAACATTGGAAGGGTGACGGCCTGAATTCGTCGAGCCGCGAGCCGGCAATACTCCGCGTTGAGCTCGATCCCGACGCTACGGCGCCCGAGTGCTTTCGCGACGGCGAGCGCCGTTCCGCTACCCGCGAAGGGCTCGAGCACGACGCCGCCCTCGGGACACCCGGCCAGGATGCAAGGCTCGACGAGCTTCGTCGGGAACGTCGCGAAATGCGCCTCGGCGTAAGACTCGGTCGCGATGGTCCAGACGGATCGCTTGTTTCGGCCGTCGTCGTTGCCTCGCGGCGATTGCTGCATTCCGTAGGGTTTCCCCGCCGCGCCCGAACCGCCGTTTGCGTAGCGCGTCACGCTGGCCGGCGCATGCGGTTCCCGGATCGCGTCGGCGTCGTAGTAGTACCGCTCCCGCTTCGTGAGCAAAAACAGGTATTCATGCGCCTTTGTCGGCCGGTCGGTGACGCTCTCGGGCATCGGGTTCGGCTTGCTCCAAATAATGTCCGCTCGGAGCGTCCACCCGTCCGCCTGTAGCGCGAGAGCCACCCGCCAGGGAATCCCGACGAGGTCTTTGGGTTTAGTGCCAGGATGTAACCTATGTCCGTTCCCATCATTCGCTTGCCGCCTGATACGCGCGACTCCGGCGACCTTGTTGTTGCCGTCCCATCCACCGTCACTCCCGTCTGTCCGACTGGCGTAGCTATCGCCCAGGTTGAGCCATAGCGTGCCGTCGTCGCGTAGCACCCGCCGAACCTCCCGAAACACGGCAACCATTCGCGACACGTACGCCGCCGGCGTCGCCTCGAGCCCGAGTTGATCGTCGATCCGCCTGGCGCCGCACTTGCCGCACGCGTCGCGGTATTGGCGCTGCTTGCCGACGTTGGCCGCGTTCGCGGGAGTCATGCCGCCTTGTTCCGGGCGCCCGAGAGTGTTTTTGTCGCTCATGCCGGTCGCTAGTTCCATGTGATCGCACTCCATATCGCCGCCCGCCCACGTCGCCGTCCCGTAGTCCCGCAGCCCCCAATACGGCGGTGAAGTCACGCACATTTGCGCCGAGCCGTCCGCCATTTCGCCCAGGCGCGCGAGCACGTCGCCGTGATACAGAGCCGCGAAACCGTCGTCGTATACCTTGCTCACTGTGTCGCCTCGTGCCGACATATCGGCGGGAAAAACGCGCGCGCGATTGTGGGCACGTGAAAAATGCCGCGGAGGTTCCGCGTAGT